TGCTTGAAGATGCAATTATTATCTATCGTGTGCAAAGAGCACCTGAACGCAGAGTGTTTTATGTAGACGTTGGTAATATGCCAAGTCACTTGGCAATGCAGTTTGTCGAAAGGGTAAAGACTGAGATACATCAGAGACGCATACCGAGTTCGACAGGAGGTGGCACGAATGTCATAGACAGTTCCTACAATCCGTTGAGTATTAACGAGGACTACTTCTTCCCGCAAACTGCTGAAGGGAGAGGATCAAAAGTTGAAACACTACCAGGCGGAACTAACCTAGGTGAAATTGACGACTTGCGTTATTTCACTAACAAACTAGTACGCGGTCTCCGTATCCCTTCATCCTATCTTCCTACTGGAGCAGACGACAGTGCTGCACAGTATAATGACGGCAGAGTTGGTACTGCATATATTCAAGAATTAAGATTTAACAACTATTGTGAAAGACTACAAAAACTTCTTATAGAAGAATTTGATAGAGAATTTAAACGTTACATTCTAGAAAAAGGTGTAAATGTTGATACATCAATGTTTGATCTTAGTTTTCAACCTCCGCAGAACTTTGCTGCATATAGACAAAGTGAAATTGATAACGCTCGTGTACCAACCTATTCGCAGATGAGTGCTATACCTTACATTTCAAATCGCTTTGCAATGAAACGTTTCTTAGGACTAACCGAAGAAGAAATTGCAGAAAACGAACGCATGTGGCGTGAAGAGAATGATGAAGAATTAAGTGCTTCTCCTAATGATCCTGCAAGTGAAATGCGAGGAGCAGGAGTTAGCGGAGCAGGACTAGAATCAGATCTTGGAAGTATGGAAGATCAAGTACCTGGTGCTGAACAACCAATAGAAGGCGGAGAAGGCGAAGGGCCTACAACTGCAACTGGAGATGAAGCAGTAGCACCAGCAGCAACTGACCAAACAATATAAATACTATTATGATTTTACGTGAATTATTTTATTTCGACAAGCAAACTGGAGAGCCAGTAGAAAACGACATGTATTCTCCTGAGGATGATCAATCGCCAGTTAATCATGACGACACACGTAAAACTCGTTTAACACTCCGCCAAATTAACCGTGCACGTAAATCTAGTGAGCAACATAAACAAGAACAAGTGAAAGAACTTGATTTTATAAGACAAATGTACGGCATTGCTGCAAATGCAGAAGAAGGCGGAGTTTAAGTTATTTGGCTAAGGTTGACAAATCTCAGTTATCTAAAGCAGAGTGGAAAAAATTAAAAGAATTCCGCAGAAAAGAAAAAGCATTAGCACGTTCTGAGAAAAAGAAAAAACAATCCTTAAACGATATCAGACACAAGGTGCAAGAACAAACTAAACCCTTGGAGCACCAGCCCGAGTTTCTAGCCCAATCAAACCCTAAACAACAAATTACATTTCCCAAAAACGACGATCCTAAAATTGCGTTTGTCTTAGGAAATGGCACAAGTCGTAGACCTATAGAACCTGAAACTCTAAAACACTATGGCAAAGTATATGCTTGCAATGCTATATACAGAACTTTTGATCCTGATTATCTAGTAGCAGTTGACACTAAAATGATTTTAGAATTACACAAAGCAGGCTACCAAAAGAAAAATCCAAATGTTTGGACAAATCCAAATAAGTCATTAATGAAATACAAAGGTTTTAACTTTTTTAGTCCTAGTAAAGGATGGAGCAGCGGACCTACTGCGTTATGGCTTGCCAGTCAGCACGGCTACGATAAAATTTACATATTGGGCTTTGATTATAGAGGACTAGAAGACGGACAAAAATTTAATAACGTTTATGCAGACACTCCTAACTATAAAAAATCATCAGATAGTGCAACATTTTTTGGTAACTGGATGCGACAAACGCTTACTACAATAAAAGAACATAAGCATATAGAGTATTTTAGAGTAATAGCACCAGATAATTACAGACCACAAGAACTAAATAAACTTGACAATGTACAAACTATATTAGTCGAAGATTTTAATAAAATATTTAAAAATCCTCAAATCTAGGCCAAAAACTCTCATTTTGGCCCCATAATTCTATATATTCAACTTTTTTTACTAAATAATAGTGACAGCCTTACCATAGGTCCAATTACAGGAGATTAAAATGACTAATAAGTTTGAACAAATGCTCGAGCGACTCATAAACGAGGATCGCGAAGGAGCAGAAGAATTATTCCACGAGATTGTTGTAGAAAGATCTAGAGAAATCTACGAAGGTCTATTAGAAAGCGATCTTGAAATTGATGAAACAGAAGACGAAGAAGTTGACGAAGCAACTGACGAAGAAGTTGATGAGTCAGACGAAGAAGTTGATGAATCCAAAGACGAAGACGACGATGACGAAGAGATGGACGAAGGTTTTGATCTCGACGAGTTCGAAGTTGAAGCAGATGACGACATGGGCGGAGATCCAGCAGACGATATGATGGCTGATCTAGGCATGGACGGCGAAGAAGGCGAAGAAGGCGAAGAAGGCGACGAAGAACTTGAAGATCGAGTAGTTGACCTTGAAGACGCTTTAGACGACCTTAAAGCAGAATTTGAAAAAATGATGGCTGGTGACGAAGGCGACGACGACATGGACATGGACATGGACGACGGCGAAGAAGAACCAGAAGAAGAAGCATTCCAGTTTGAATCAGAAGACGAAGAAGTCGACGAAGCAGCAGACGAAGAAGTAGACGAGTCAGACGAAGAAGTTGAAGAGTCAGACGAAGAAGTTGAAGAGTCTAAGTCAAACAAAAGTGCTGCTGAACAGATGCGCGAATATGTAGAAAAAGTTGCAGGTGGCGAACTAGGTTCTAAAATCGGCGGCGATGACGGCGCAAACAAAAAATCACCAGTAGCAAGTAAAAACGACATGGGCGGAACTGCTTCTAACATTGCACAAGGCAAAGACAATGAAGCAGGCGATCACGCTGGTTTAGGTGATATGAATGCTAAAGAAGATTCAGCAGGTAACGTGAATGTACCCGGCGGCAAAGCAGGTAAGTCAATGAAAGCAGAGCCAAAAGGTCATGGTGCAGAGAAGAAAGGTGCTGCACCAGAAAAAGCAGGTGCAGAAAGCCCAATTAACGGCGTAAGCACTCGCGCAAAATAAGGAAGCCTGAATGAGAAACTTACGAGAGCATTTGACATTCGACCAAGCAGGCATTGTAATAGAGTCGTCAGATAACGAAAACGGCGGCAAAGACCTTTATATGAAAGGTGTTTGCATCCAAGGCGGTGTACGCAATGCTAATCAGCGAGTGTATCCTGTAAATGAAATTGGCAGGGCTGTCAAAACTCTCAACGATCAAATCAGCGGAGGTTATAGTGTTCTCGGCGAAGTTGATCATCCAGAGGGACTTAATATAAACTTAGACAGAGTAAGCCACATGATTACTGATGTATGGATGGATGGCCCAAATGGATATGGCAAGTTAAAAGTTTTACCTACCCCTATGGGACAACTAGTAAAAACAATGCTTGAAAGCGGAGTTAAACTAGGTGTTTCATCTAGGGGTTCTGGTAATGTTAGTGAAGACGGCAACGGAGAAGTAAGTGATTTTGAAATTATTACTGTTGATGTTGTCGCTCAGCCAAGTGCTCCAGGTGCATACCCTACGCCAGTTTACGAGCACATTATGAACGCCCGCGGAGGGTATAAGGCATACGAATTAGCACAGGCAACCAAACATGACGAAAAGGCACAAAAGTATCTTAAGGAATCACTGGTTAATATAATCAGTAAACTCCGATAACGAAGGAGAAAAATATGTTAGATGCACTAAAAACACTTTTTGAGAACGATGTTGTTTCTGAAGAAGTACGTGCGGATATTGAAGAGGCTTGGAATGCAAAAATCAAAGAGAACAAGCAGCAGGTTACTGCTGAACTCCGCGAAGAATTTGCACAGAAATACGAGCATGATAAGCAAACAATGGTTGAAGCCATTGATACTATGCTCTCCGAAAGACTTCAAGCAGAAATTGCTGAGTTTGCAGAAGACCGCAAGCAACTAGCCGAAGCAAAAGCAAAATATGCAATGAAGATGCGTGAAAACGCAGAAATCATGAAAGGTTTTGTTATGGATCAGTTAGGAAAGGAAATTTCTGAACTACACGAAGACCAAAAAGAAATGGCAACTAAGTTTGCTACTCTTGAAGAATTTGTAGTAGAAGCACTTGCTAAAGAAATAAGTGAGTTTTATGAAGACAAGAAGGATCTTGCTGAAACCAAAGTACGTTTAGTACGCGAAGGTAAAGAACATCTTTCTAAAGTACAGAATCAATTTATTGAGAAAAGTGCTGCTCTAGTATCAGAAACAGTTGATAAAACTCTTAACAGAGAAATTCATCAATTGCACGAAGATATTGAAGAAGCACGTAGGAATGACTTTGGACGTAAGTTATTTGAAGCATTTGCATCTGAGTATGCAAACAGTTATCTTAACGAAAAGTCAGAAACTGCAAAACTTTTACAAGTTGTACAGTCTAAAGACAAGCAACTTGCTGAAGCAAAAGCGTTTGCTGCTAAAGCAAAACAACTTGCTGAATCACAAGCACACGAAAACAAGCGTATTGTTGAGACAGCACAAAGACAAGAAATTATCAATGATCTTATTGCACCACTGAATAAGAGTCAAAGAGAAATTATGGTAGACTTACTGGAATCAGTCCAAACTGCGAAATTAAGTACACAGTTTGACAAGTATTTACCGGCCGTTATCGACGGTAAAACTCCAGCCAAGCGAAAGGCACTGACAGAAGGCACAGAAATTACAGGCAACAGAGAAAACAATAACAGTAGTAAGAAGGCAGACGACTCAAACGTGATAGAAATTCGTCGTCTGGCTGGATTAAATTAAGGAGATAATGATGTCAGAACTACTAGAAAGCCGCTGGTCGGAGACTAAAGGAGCACTTCTTGAAGGCCTAGAAGGTAACAAGAAGTCTGTAATGGCTGCTACTTTAGAAAATACACGCAAGTATTTGTCAGAAAGTGCAACTGCAGGCTCCACATCCGCCGGTAATGTCGCAACTCTTAACAGAGTTATTTTACCAGTTATCAGACGTGTAATGCCAACAGTTATTGCTAACGAATTAGTTGGTGTTCAGCCTATGACTGGACCAGTGGGTCAGATCCACACATTAAGAGTACGTTATGCTGAAACCAACAATGCAGATGGTACAGCAAATGACGTAACAGCAGGTGATGAAGCACTATCACCATTCAAGATTGCTACTGCTTACTCCGGTGACGGAACAGCAGGAAAAGCAAATGCTACAGCCGCTATGGAAGGTACAGCAGGTCGTAAGTTAAGCATTCAGATCTTGAAGCAAACCGTTGAAGCCAAGACTCGTAAGTTAAGTGCTCGCTGGACTTTTGAAGCAGCACAAGACGCACAGTCACAGCACGGCATCGACGTTGAAGCAGAGATTATGGCTGCATTAGCACAAGAAATCACTGCTGAAATAGATCAAGAAGTATTAGCAAGCCTACGTAACCTTTCTGGTTCATATGAAACATATGATCAGTCTGCTGTTTCTGGTACTGCTACATTTGTTGGTGACGAGCATGCTGCATTAGCAGTTCAAATCAACAGAGTTGCAAACTTGATTGCACAGCGCACACGTAGAGGTGCTGGTAACTGGGCAGTTGTTTCGCCATTCGCGTTAACAATTCTTCAGTCTGCTACAACTTCAGCGTTTGCACGTACAACAGAAGGCACATTTGAAGCCCCAACTAACACTAAGATGGTTGGTACATTAAACAACGCAATGCGTGTTTATGTTGATTCTTATGCTTCAGATAGCACTGGTGTACTAGTTGGTTACAAAGGTTCAAGCGAATCAGACGCAGCAGCGTTCTACTGCCCATACATTCCATTAATGAGCAGCGGCGTTGTACTAGATCCGTCAACATTCGAGCCAGTTGTATCGTTTATGACACGTTATGGCTATGTTGAACTTTCTAACACAGCATCATCTCTAGGTAACGCAGGTGACTACCTCGGTACTGTTGATATTACATCAGCAGCGGTAAGTTTCTCTTAATAGTTACATTAGAGAGCAGTATTAAAATAGGACCTTCGGGTCCTATTTTTTTATCTGTAGATTTTGATAAATACTTTTGTCTAATAGTGTGTCGCAAGGCGGACTTATGCGGACCCACCGCGTAGACCTAGAACGTCAATTATAAGGAGAAAACAATGGGACGTCCAATTAATAAAAGAAAAATCGGCCAAGGTTCTGGTCGTATTATGTGCACCAGATATTTTTTTACAGGTGCATCAGAAGTAAATGGTGCAACAACACCAGCGTGGATTGTATCACAGCGTTCAACACGTAAATTTAAAGTTACAGATGGTTCTACAACTGAAATTCTTACACTTGTTAACCAAAGTTCAGGTGACTTATCAGAAGGCGAATTTGCAATTGATGCTGTCTTAGATGATTCTACAGTTGTACAAGTTACAAAACTGCATAATCGCACTATCCAATACGAGTACGGTAGCGAAGATACAGATGATTCTGTAGCAGTCAATAAAATTAAGTACAACATTGGTCCTGCAGACGACGACGGAGTTTCAGATACTGCTACTGTTGATGATCAACCATAAGGACCAGTAAATGTCTAAACAATTATCTGTACCATATGGCAACTACACTATTGCTGTGCAAGACGGAGGAACTATCCGTCTTGACACAGGTGTAGAATCTGGCCGGGTAGAAATAACCGGCGATTTGTGGGTACAAGGAACTACAACTACTATTGATACAGTAGAAATGACTGTGGAAGATAATATTATCGAACTCAGTTATGGGCATAGTAACGATGGATTACCTACATTTGCCGATGGCGGCCAAACTTCTGGTATACGTATTAACAGAGGTTCAAGATCCGATGCATTGTTTGTATTTGACGAAAATGTATCTTGGGATGATACTGGCCCAGGTACAGGAGTGTCGTCAGGCGCTTTTAATTTTAAAAATGCAAGTGGCGACCCTTTAGGTTTACAGACTAATTTTATTACTACACAAGGTGGAGGAAATCTTTATTTGATTTCTAAAGGGGGCAGTGGCGTAGTTAGTGTTGAAGGTACTACAAACTATGAAGAAAACGTATTTGTTTACACCGCCCCTAACACTATTGATATCACAGGCGGCCCGGATGGCATTGGTGTGCTAGATGCAGACTACATTCCTAATGCGCAAGGTCTTGCAGATTATATGTCATCTTATTTTGCAACTGTGTTCCAGGATAGAATTGAAGAAAACGATACTTATGTAGAAGTTTTAGATTTTGATACAACAGGAAATCAAAGTTATGTTGATTTTGGCGTAGACAATACTAGTGTTGCAAGATTTTACAACAATAGGCTAGAACTAAATGGCATACGGATAGATGATAATAAAATATCTACATATGACTCTAATGTTGATTTAGTTTTAAGTGCGCCAGGCACAGGCTCTATTAGAATAGATGATACATTGCACATTAATACTACTCCTGGCATCGATGATATTACAATAAATCCAAGTGTACCATCGGATGGGTTAAAATTATATGTAAAAGCCGAAGATACTGGTAACACAGGTCTGTATTTTGTAAATAGTTCTAACACTAGAGACGAACTTATTAGTAATAATAGATCCTTAGTGTATAGTATGTTATTTTAAAGGAACAACATGGCAATAACAAGCGCAGTTATTACAGACGACAGCAGCCCAACTACATTACTAACAGTTGATGCTGGAAAAAATTATGCTGTTACAACAGTTATAGTCTGTAACACATATATTCCTAATCCTTCTGATATTGAAGAAGGCAAGGCATATTTTGACATGTATTTAATTCCTAGCGGCACAGCAGATGTAGTAGCGTCGGAAGCACAAGTTATTAAAGATCTATATCTAAGAGCAGGAGAAACTTTTACTTTTGACTCTGAGAAACTAGTTTTAAGTGCAGGAGATAAAATAGTATTTGTTAGTTATTCACTACCTAGTGGAGGTAGTTTAAGTGCAACAGCAAGTTGGTTGGAAGTGTAAAATGGCAATAGCAAACGTAGCAATAGCAAACACAGACACTGTATTATTAGAAGTTCCTGCAGGAGTTAGATATGCAGTTACTAACATTTTAATATGCAATACAGCAGATTATAACGAATTGCACGAAGAAGCAGGTATAACTAATTTTGATATGCACTTAGTAGAAAACGGTCAACCTAAATCAACTACTAATAAAATAGTTAATGCTCAAATAATGCCACCTGGAGAAACTTTTACATTTGACAGCGAGCGAATTATATTAGAAGAAGGCGATTCTATAATATTAATGGGCGAATCTCCTACAAATCTTGTAGCAACTGTGAGTTATATGGAAGTTTAAAATGCGATTAATAAAACGTCAAACAACAAATTTACGCAGTATACAAGGTCCAGGAATGTCGTATGATATTAATGATCAAGTTATTTTAGACTCTAAAACTGGATTGTTAGTACCAAAAGGCGAAACTGCTGATAGACCTTTTTATCCTGAAAATGGATACATAAGATACAACTCTACAGCAAACGAATTTGAAGGATATCAAAACGGACAATGGCGAAAGTTTAGATACAAAGAGCCAAGAGCAATCGTAAAACAAACACTAGGCCCAGGTGACGGATCTACATTAATTTTTGGAGCACTAGACAACGGAGATACAGATTATCCTGCTCCTGAAAGCGATGATGCTATTTTTGTATTTGTAGAAAACGTGTTTCAAATATCAAATACAAACTACACTTTAGTTCAAAACCCACCTACCTATTCCGCAGGCTGGTATATAAGTTTTGCTTCAGCACCTCCAGAAGGAAAACTTATAACAGTGCTACACAACTTCGACAAGTAAAACCAATAAATACTGTATAAGGGATACAGTATGGCAAAGCAACTTGGTAGAATATCAGGCCCGTTACTTCAAGAAAACTTATTACGTAACGGATCTAATTTAGAATTCAGCAACGATAGAACAGTTCCAAATTCAACTGTTCTGTTTCTAGATGTCAATAACAATAGAATTGGAATAAATTCTCGAACTCCTCCCCTTGGAAAGGATCTATACGTTGACGGCACTGTACAAACAAATAATATTATATCTACCAGCGATGCGACTATAGCAGATTTTGATATTAGTAATGGACAAATACAAAATTTTGCAACGTCGGATATTAATATAACTTCTGCAAATTCAATAAATCTTCCTGCTTTAAAAACAGCAAATATTTTTATTAACGATAATAATATAGAAACATATACTGCTAACACAGATCTAACAATAGAAGCATTTGCAGGCGAAAAAGTTATCTTTGAAACTGATACTGTAATAGACAACGATCTTTTAATTAACGGTACTACTTTTTTACAAGATTTAAATGCAACTAATATCTTGTTTAATAATATAACAGTAAACGACAACATTACAGTAAATAGAGATGTCCAGTTTGAAAATATAAAAATTTCTCAAAATATAATTTCTACAACTGAGTCTAATAGCAATATAGATCTAAGTCCTGCTGGAACAGGAACTGTAGAAATTTATGCTAACACAAACGTGGACGGCAATGTTCATGCAACTGGAAATATTACCTTTACTGCTAACACTATACTAGGTGACCAAGACACTGATTCTATCGTAATAAATGCTGATGTAACGTCGAACATTGTACCAACATCATCGGGTGTGTATAATTTAGGTTCAGAACTGCAACAATGGTCAGAAGTAAAATCACTTTTACTAAATGGTTTAGATATAAACTCTGCTGCTGTGGCTGTTGGCGGAGTTGATATAGGTGACTCACAAGGAAACGTTTTTTATGTTGCAGTAAACGGAAATAACGCAAATAGAGGAGACCATCAACAAGGACCATGGGCATCTTTAAAATATGCACTCGAACAAGCAGATGCTAGTATTGCCGGGCCAGTAACAATATATCTATATCCTGGAGAATACGAGGAAGAACTACCAATGTATGTTCCGCCTAACGTGACAGTAAAAGGATTAGATTTAAGGAATTGTATAATAAAACCTGACTCTAGTAGTCAAAGCGAAGATGTGTTTTTGTTAGACGGTGAAAGCACAATTGAAGATTTAACAATTAAAGATTTTTACTATGATAATGTTAACGATAAAGGTTATGCTTTTAGATTTGCAGAAGTATCTAGCACTAAAACGGTAGTAACTAGACGCTCTCCATATATTCGAAACGTAACTGTTATAACACAAGGTAGTGTTACAAGTGCAAACGATCCTAGAGGTTTTGACGCAGGCGATGCCGGGCGAGGTGCGTTAATTGACGGTCAATATGTAGATAGTTCTAGTAATGATGCAAGTATGTTATTTCATAGTTGCACATTTATTACACCTAATGCAGTAGCAATTACTATGCGTAACGGTGTAAGAGTAGAATGGTTAAACTGTTTTACTTATTTTGCTGATATTGGATTGTACGCAATTAACGGAGCACTAGGACGACTAACAAGTGACGGAAGCACTGTTAGAAAAGGCGCAGAAATAAGAAGTATCGGCTCTGCTAGTGTGTACGGAAACTACGGTGCAATCGCAGACGGTGACGAAACATTAATGTATTTGATAGGACATAATTTTGCATATATCGGAACTGGCAAAGATGTTTCTAATGATACAACTCTAGTAATAGACGAAAATCAAACTGTAGAAAGAAACAACGGTAGGATCTATTATACTAAAACTGATGAACGAGGAAACTATGATGTAGGTGATTCATTCTTTGTTGATTTTGATACTGGAACTACAAGTTTAACAGGAGCCGGCGTTGATCTAGTAGGACTCTCCAGCATAACAATTGATACAGCAGGAAGCCAAACATTTATTGATGCAACAAAAATTGAAACTGGGAACATACGAATTAGTGGTAACACAATACAGAGTTTGTCTGGACCTATAATTTGGGAAAGTGCTTCGGGCGAAATAAATGTTACAGGAGACATAATTGCTAGTGAAAATATAGATATTACAGGTAATTTGTCAACACAAGGATTAACTACAATAGGTAATCAAGTTACAGATACAGTTGAATTTGATGCAGAAGTAACAAGTAGCATTATTCCAAATGTACCAGATACATACAATCTTGGAACATCTAATAAAAGATGGAATTATACTTGGTTATCACAAATAGACACCGATCAAATTACTATTAACGACAATGTTATAAAAACCAATGACAGCAATGTAAATCTTGAGTTATTAGCAAACGGTTCTGGGAGTATTAATCCTAACAATCTTCATGCCAATAACAATTTTACTGTTAACAATTTAACAAGTTTAAGCAATGTGGACTTTTTTATTCTTTCGCACACTGGAAACCTTACACATACAGGCAATTTTTCTCAAACAGGAAATACAAATATAATTGGTGACTTGAATACTAGTACTGTTGTTGATTTTGAAAACATCAAGATACAAGGGAACGTTATTACTACAACAGTATCTAATGCAGATTTAGAATTAAGAGCAAACAGTACAGGCGATATATTTGTACCGAATGCTAATGTGGAAATATTAAACAACGCCTCTGTAAACACATTAGGACAAATGCAAGACGTATTTGTTACTAATACAACAGAGTTTACAACAGCAACTATTTCTAATAATACACAGATATCAAATAATACTATAACAACAACAGAAAGCAATAGCGACTTAGAATTGCGAGCAACTGGAGATGTTTATATTCCGTCAAATAATGTAGAGGCTAATAATAATTTATCTGTTAATTCTATGTCTACGTTTAGTGATACTAATATTTCTAATAATTTTGATATTCAAGGAACCTATAATATAGTAGGAAATATTTCACAGTCTGGCAAAACTGTAGTAACTGGAGATCTAAATGTAGGTAATACTGTTAACATAGAAGATATTGAAATTAATCAAAACTATATATCTACAACTGAAAGTAACACAGACTTAGAATTTAGAGCAAGCGGTTCTGGAAATATTAGATTTACAGATGACACCGATATAACTAATAATCTACAAGTAAATGGCTCAGTTACAGCAGCAAACATAGATATTGCTACATCACTAGATTTAAATCAATTGATTACTCCTAGCAATATTAAAATTGATGATAATTTTATTACAACAACAGTTTCAAATGCTGATTTAGAATTACGTGCTAACGGCTCCGGCAGCATTGCTATGCAAGATTTATATTTTAGAGATAATATTTTAAGAACATTGTCTAGTGATATAGTTTTGTCTACACAAACTTCTAATTTAGATATAAACTCTAATAAAGCATTGATATTACCTGTAGGAACAACAGCAGAACGTACTTCGCAAACAGGAGACATTAGATTTAATACTTCTTTTGGTATATACGAAGGATTCGCAACTTCAAATGTAGTGTTTAATGGTGTATATTCTGACAACTTTTTAACAAGAGTCCGTGTAGCAGATACTGATAATATTCTAAGATTTGATATTGCAGGTGTCGAGCAAGCAACAATAACTGATAGTACTAATCTGTCTGCGCTTCAAGTTGATGACATTAATATCAATAGCAATCAGATTGTTACAAATGTATCTAATTCAGATGTTGACTTATCTGCTAATGGCACAGGCAATTTAGTGCTCGATGATATAACAATAAAAGGTAATACTTTTACAAATACGCAATCAGGTGGTACAATCCTTGCAACCTCAGGCTTTGGATCAGTTGTTATAGCAGGAACAGAAGCAGTTGAATTAACAGCAGGAGACACTGCAAGCAGAAGATCTAACCCAGAAGTAGGTGAATTTAGATACAACACAGACGACGGAATTGCTGAAGTTTATACTGGAACTGAGTGGGTTGCAGCCACTGGACCTGTTGGTGAGACTGTTTCTGCAGAAACTATGGGTTACATTATCGACGAATGGAGCCTTATACTAGGCTAACTCCACATTATAATCTAATTACGATAAATACTATTAATGCTAAGTGCGACCTCACCTAGCAGGACAGACTGTGGTCAACCCGCAACGTAAGGTGGTTGGAGGGACAGGATCCCCGTATTGAGGAGAAGAGATGGCAGCGCTCGGTCGAATAAGCGGTCCGCTCTTAAAGGCTAACCTCGAACGCTTGGGCGTCGATTTGGCTTTTGAGACAGATTTATTATATCTAAATGTTACAGATAGCCGAATTGGTATTAATACTAACAACCCTCAGTACGATCTCGATGTAAACGGAACTACTAGAACAACTAATCTTGAAGTTACTGATATTGCTAATATAGCAGATATAACAATCAGTGGCAACACAATAGAAACTACTAATTCAGTTTTAAATCTTGGAACTGCAAATACTGTTGTCTATCAAACCAAATTAAACGTTGACGACATTGAAATTAACGGCGCATCTATTACAACTACAGCGTCAAACGCAGATTTGCGATTGTCAGCAAATGGCTCTGGCATAATTCACCTACCAACAAACAATGTACAGTTTGATCAAGATCTTACCGTAAACGGCACTACTACTTTAAACAATGTAGAATCTACAGGGAATCTTAGTGTAAGTCAAAATGCCACAGTGTCTCAAGATTTAACAGTTGGCAGATCTGCACAGTTTGAAAATATTAAAATTGATCAAAATATTATCTCAACAACAGATAGTAATTCTAATTTAGAAATTAAACCAAACGGAACCGGCACAGTTGAAATTATTGCTGATACAAATGTTTATGGCAACATTCATGCTACTGGAAATGTAACAGCAGATGGCGACATAACAATAGGTGATGCTAATACTGACAGTGTTACTTTTAATGCAGAAATTGCTTCAGACATTGTTCCTGATCAAGACAATACTTATACAATAGGTTTAGATAGCAAACGCTGGGCAAATATATGGGTAAACAACTTTGTTGCAAGCGATATTGATACAGACGCTCTTGTAGTTGACGGTGTCGATTTAGCATTGCGCCAAGGCAACATATTTTACGTTGCAGAAAACGGAAATGATCTTAACACAGGAACGCATCAAAATGATCCTAAGGCAAGCATAGAAGCAGCATTGTCTATTGCAAACGACGGCGATACTGTTTATGTGTATCCTGGAGTGTATACTGAATCTTTTCCTCTAACAATTAAGAAAGGTGTTACACTAAGAGGCTTTGGCATACGTTCTGTAGAAGTAAAACCAACTACGGCTACAAGGTATAATGATGCTATTTTGTTAAATGGCGAAAGCACTATTGAAGATTTAACAATTAGTGATTTTTACAGTGGCGGAAACTTTTTTGCTGTAACAGAAATTGTTGACACAACAAATATAAAATTTAATGTAGGTACAGCGCCATTTGCACACACTTATGTAAGTGGAGGCGAAATTGTATCCGACGACAGCACAATAGCAAACGTATCAAATGCTGTTTACGATCATACTACTGGTGTGCTTACAGTTACAACAGATGTACCACACGACACATACTTAGGTGCAAATTTATTCCTTAAGAATTTAACATTCAGTTGCAAT